TGACCCAACAGTCACAGCATTTGGCCCAATCCTGACCAGCGCAGTGTATGACCCTGCGGTGAACGGTGCGAGTTTGTACAATGGCGTTGATGCTAATCTTAATTATGTGAGTGCAGCAGATAGTGCAGATTGGAATCTGGGCAGTGGAAACTACACCGTTGAGTGTTGGGCTTATGCCACGGCTCAAGGCAGTTTTAATAAACTTGTGGGGCAATGGCCCTACGAAGGCAATAATGCTGCTAACTCTTGGATACTAGAAACTGTTGGCACTGATGTGGAGGCTTATGCTATGATTGGCGGCAGTGCTGTTTTAATTGCTCAAGGTGCAGCTTTTACAATTAACGCATGGCATCATGTTGCTTTGGTCCGAAATGGCAACAACCACAATATTTACATTGACGGAGTGGCTGGCTCTACAACATCAAATAGTGGCACTTATTATAATGGGACTGGAGCTTTAGAGGTTGGCAGTTTTAGCTCATTAGGCGGAGGTTCATGGGACGGTTATATAACTGATGTAAGAGTAGTCAAAGGCACAGCAGTTTACACAAGCAACTTCACCCCACCAACAGCCCCATTGACAGCCATCACTAACACCAAGCTGCTCTTAAACATGGCCGATGGACAAGCGATTGATAGTGCGGCCCAGAATATTTTGACGTTGTATAACACAGCTAAAACTAGCACCGCACAGAAGAAATTTGGAACTGCGTCTTTGTTGTTAGACGGCAATAGTGATTATGCAACTTTCCTTGAAAACGGGGGGAACGATATTGATGGTGAAGGTAACTGGACTGTTGAATTTTTCTGGAGGTTTAATGATAAAACGTCACCACAATACCAGATGCTTATAACTAAATCTAACCTACAGATTTATACAGATAATGGTGAGTTAAGATTAGCTATTGGTGACGGTAGTGGTTATTTTATTAACGCTACTGGTGGAACAACATTGAACAATGATACGTGGTATCATATTGCGGTTGTCAAAAATGGAACAGCTTATAACGAGTACCTGAACGGCACTAACGAGGCTAATTTAGACGGGACAAGTTCAAGAACTCTAGCTAGTGGTGGTGTCCCGTGGTATATAGGTACTCTTCGAACTGCCGAAGGAACGTACCCCGCAAACGGATATATAGATGAAGTGCGTATAAGCAGATTTGCCCGTTACACCAGCAATTTCACAGCCCCGTCAGAACCATTCGCAGATAAAGGACAGTAATCATGAAGATAGCAAGATTAGATGGCAGCACAGTGGGTGAGATAGCAGAACACAAGTCTCTCTTTCCCAACACATCCTTTCCTGCGTCTGGACCCGATGCACATTGGCTGGCGGCTAATAGCTGTGCCGAAGTGGTTGTGTTCTTAGCCTATGACAACGCCACGCAGAAGAACGAGGGCGTTGACCCTTATCTGTCGGGCGGCAAGGTTTACACGCGCCGCGTAACTGACATGACCAGCGATGAGCGTGCGGCTGTAGTAACAGCGGCTAACGCCGCGACAGCAACACGCAACCGCGCAGAGCGTAACAGGCGGCTGGCTACTTGTGATTGGGTAGTAACAAAAGCGTTAGAGTCTGGTGGCTCTGTGCCTTCTGATTGGGCAACATACAGAACTGCACTTAGAAACATAACTGCACACGCTAGCTGGCCCAACCTGTCTTCTCCTGACATGAGTGGTAACGGTGGCGATTGGCCTGCGGAACCTAGTTAATGTCAGAGGTGATATATGCCGTTAACAAAGCTACAGTTTAAACCCGGAATTAACCGAGAAACCACCTCGTATAGCAACGAGGGTGGATGGTTTGATGGCGATAAAGTGCGGTTTCGCATGGGTTACCCTGAAAAGATAGGCGGGTGGGTACGTCAGTCTATCTATAATTTCTTGGGTATTTGCCGTGCGTTGCATCCGTGGGTTTCTCTTACAGGCGAAAAATTTATTGGTGTAGGTACGTCACTTAAATACTATATTAACGAAGGCGGTTCCTATCAGGACATAACTCCATTACGGGTCGCTTCCTCTGCGGTTACCTTTGGTGCGGGTGCTAACACGTTAGATGGCAGTATTAATTCTTCCGTGAACGCTATCGTTTTAAATAGCGCCGCAGGTTTTCCAACAGGTGGCGGTCTTATTCTAATAGGTACAGAACAAATACGATATGTAGGTATTATTAGCACAACGTTAACAAGCTGCACTCGCGGTGTTAACGGCACTACCGCTGCATCACACTCAAACAATGATCCCGTTACTTGCGCAACGTTGTCCGTCACCGATGCAGACGGGCACGGCGCACTGGTGGACGATTTCGTTACTTTTTCGGGAGCGGCATCTCTTGGCGGAGTTATTATTCCCGCAGTTCTTAACCAAGAGTATCAAATTACAAAAATTGTTTCTTCAACAGTTTTTCAAATTGAAGCTAGAACCGCGTCAGCCATTTCAAATATAACTACGACTTCTGGGTTAAACCCTGTTTTTGTATTCGCTAACGCTAGCGACAGCAACAACGGCGGCGGTTCAGCCGTAGGTGCGTACCAAATTAACGTTGGTTTAGACACTACCGTACTGGGCTCTGGGTGGAGCGCAGGAACGTGGGGTCGTGGTGGGTGGGGATCAGCTTCAGACTTAACAGTCTCTGGCGCTACTTTAAGAATTTGGAGCCACGATAACTTTGGCGAAGATTTGTTAATAAATGTTCGAGACGGGGGTCTTTATTATTGGAAGAAATCGTCAGGTTTAAACAACCGTGCGGTTTTACTTTCTGGTCTATTAAACGCAAACAAAACTCCGACTATAGCCAAGCAAATACTTGTTTCGGACAAAGACAGGCATATTATAGCGTTTGGTTGTGATCCTGAAACGGATATTGGCAAACAAGACCCCCTGCTTATTAGGTTTGGCAGTCAAGAAAGTCTAACTGATTGGGCCTCTACCGTTACTAACACTGCGGGTGATTTAAGAATTGGCGCGGGTTCCGAAATCATAACCGCAGTAGAGACTAGGCAGCAAGTCTTGGTGTTTACAGACGTTTCCTTACACGCCATGCAGTTTCTTGGACCGCCGTTCACATTTGGTATTAACACCGTTTCTGAAAACATTACTACCGCAAGCCCCTTATGCGCAGTAGCTGTTAATGACAGCGTTTTTTGGATGGGAAGAAAAGAATTTTATGTCTATTCCGGTGCGGTAAAGCGGCTTCCTTGCACGGTCAGAGATTATGTTTTTTCGGACTTTAATGAAAACCAAATAGAAAAAGTTTCGGCGGCAACTAACACTGCTTTTTCAGAAATCTGGTGGTTTTACCCCTCTAAAAACAGCGAAGAAAATGATCGTTATGTTGTGTTTAATTACGAGCAACAAATATGGTACTATGGCAATCTAGGCCGCACTTGCTGGATAGACCGAGGCGTTGACGAGCTACCTGTAGCCGCAAGCTCTGACCACTATCTTTATGAGCAGGAAAGCGGATTTGACGACGGTAGCACTGCGCCAGCAACAGCGTTATTGGCGCACATAGAAAGCAGCCAGATAGATTTAGGTGACGGAGATCAGTTTGCGTTTTTGTCTAGAATTATTCCTGACATAACTTTCCGAGATTCCACAACAATTAATCCCGCAGTGACCTTTACACTAGGCGTTAGAAACTTCCCGGGTGGCAACTATTTGCATACCGATGCGAACACGGTAGAAAAAACGTTTTCGACGCCTGTAGAGCAATTTACAAAAGAGATTAGAACCCGTTTACGTGGAAGATCGTTTAACTTAAAGATAGCCAACACCGGAACAGAAACTGCTTGGCGGCTAGGAACGCCCAGAGTTGAAGTTAGACCAGACGGTAGGCGTTAATGTCTAGAAATCTAGTCCGCCCGTTTTTCCCTATCCCTCCGCAGGGGTACGAGCAATCGTACTTTAATGAAATTATTCGGTCTTTTGCGGTATATTTAGACCAAATGCAAAACCCCGGGGAGGGTAGACACACTGATTTAGTTCTAACCGACTTGCAAAGCAATGATTCGGGTTTAGAA